TCCGTCTGACTTGCATTAGTACTTCTGTTGCCTCCACTTGCATCTGGGTATATGTAAATCTTATTCATAGGGTATCTGGCTTTGATCTCTTGGGCAATGCTATCTGTATCGTGACTGCCACTAATCTCATCAAATATTAACAATTTTTGATTTTGTACAATGCCAATCACTGCGTTCATGTTGCCTATGTTGAAGTCCATGCCAACTCTTAATGGCTCTAGTCCTATCTCTGGCTTAACAGTAGTGACATTGTTTTCTCTAGTGAAGCGATCATAAACCTGACCTGTAGTAAGATTGATAAACTCTCCATTGAGATAAGCTTGCAACATTGATGGATCATAATTTGCTTGCATACGTTCAATGAAATCACTGGGCAAATGTGGATTGTCCTGAGTCCTCATCTTTATAAGCTGCCTGTCTGTTCTTTCCTTTGCTTCATCTGTACCAAAGGTATTGTATAGCCACCTAAATCCCTCTGGTGTACTGGCTGCACAAAACTGACGAACATTACCAGCCCTTAGTCGTCCAAGTATTTTAGGGAAGGCTTTGTCAGCAATAGTTGGACTAACAACGTCTATTTCGTCTACCAAAACATGGCTAAGATTCAAGCCTATTATCCGACTCCAGTTTTCAAAAGATCTGCATAGTAGTTTGCTGTCGCCTTCCTTAAAATGCAAAGTATATTCTGGAAGCGGACTAGCTCTAAAAGTATAAGGGATTTCATATTGCTCAAGAAACAATTCAAAGTCTGTTTGCCAAATGTCACGAATCAAAGGGGCAGTTGGTTCCATGACGGCACCAATAAATCCAATATTCATAGCTGCCAACTTAACTGCCATACTACATAAGGCTCTTGTCTTACCAGCACCATATCCAGCAGAAAGGCCAACTATCTCATTCTGGTTATCAAAGAACTGTTGCTGCGGTGGGTGTAAATCAGCCCTGATCCTATCTAATAACTCATCAGTATCAATATCAACGTAGTGACTGCCTATGTGATCTAAGACTGATCCTTCTCTGTTCAGTATGCTCAAGACATCACCTGACCGACCTTTGCCATTGAGTTAATACAGCCCAGAGCTACTGTTAACTGACCTGATTTCCTAGCCTCTTTTGCTAGTGATGCGTATTGAGCTAAAACTTCCGCAGTAAATTGTCTCCTATCAATGTCAAAATCTTGCTTCAAAATCTCTCTGGCATCTGATATATAGCTATCAACAGTCCTTTGTGTCACACCCCACTCAGTTGTAGCAAATTGCAGTATATCTGATCTAACAGTCCCAACAGACATAAGCCTAGCGACTTTGTTCACTCTGAACTCATGCTCATTCTTGCTAGTTCTGCCGTTAGACACTATGTAATTATGATTTTTATTATTCTAAATGTAGCGTCAATCGCTAGTTTTTGTCGATTTTATAAATTTTCTTTTTGCCACTGTTGTCTAATTTCAATACCTTCTTTTTCTGCCTTTTCAAAAAAACTTTCATTTCCTTTATATTTTTGCTCAACAGCAAATGACAAAAGTTTGACAATTTTTTTTAATTCAGAACTGTAAATATCTTTGTAAGAAAGATTATTTTTTTCCAAAAAGTCGCAAAATTCTTTAAGCCAAATGTCTGTTTTTTGATGATTTAGTTTTTCTTCTTCGTTGTTTTGAACTCTCAAAGCTTCTTGTACTAAAGAATTTATAGAAGCTAAAGAAATTTTTTCAAAAGAAAGCTGTTGTTGTTTTGTTAACTTGGTCATGGTTTTTGTTTTTGTTTTGCTTGATTTTCCCAGCTATTTTTAAGAAATATTAGTTCATCAATACGCTTTCTTAAGGCATTGATGCGATCATTGTTGAAGCTGTCAAAGTCTTTGTTTTTCATATATTTTTTATGGATTTATTATAGTTTTTTAATTTTTTTGCATATGCTTTTGCAAGTTCAGAGCCAGAAAACTCTTTTTCTTTACCTCTAGAACAACAATTAGCCTGTGGTTTAAAAATATCATCAAAGGCTTGTATCAAATCTCCAATTAAATCCTGATTTTCATTTCCATAAATACTGTCACCAAATCTATTTTTATGGTTAAGTTGAAAAATCCAGTCCAACATTTCTGCTGTACTGTTAATTCTTTCTAAATCAATCTCATAAGCCCAACGACCTCTTTTTGTTTGCAATTGCAATACAAGATTTGAAGATCTAAATATCCAGTAACCCCATTGTTTTCTAATAGGCCATTTATATTCGTGAAGTTCTTTTATGTTACAACCTTTTGGATATTTTAAATGGAACTTTTGTGCTTCTTCATTTTTTGCACAGATAGCAGATTTATAAGTTTTCATTTTGTTTTAGCCCACCTTTTTCTTTGTGACGCAGCTAGTTTCTGGTCATAACCAGCATCAATAATTGCTTGTTTAGTTTTTTCTGGATAATACATAGTCCTATGGTGGTAATGCTCCCCTACAATGTAGTGTTCATTTTCTTTTAAAACACCAATTTTTCTATATCTTTTCAAGGTAAAATTTGTAATATTTATAATTTTTTCGGTTTTACAAGCATCAAACAACCCCATTTTCTTGTAGTCCTCAGTAGTTTTCATATTGATATATTTTGAATAGTCTGTCGGGATGTATTTAATAGGTTTAATAGAATTGTCAAACTCTTGCATCACTTCATCAGGAATACCATTTTTGTAAAGAGTAAGACTTTTTATATCACCAGCTTTTGCCATCTGTAAAATCTTATAAAGTTCTTGTACCCTTTGATGGAAAAACCTATATGGTGCTGGAGGCCCCATTCTGTTTTTAATAGATTTTTCAAGTTGAATTTTTAAATATTTCAATCTTATTTGTATCCATTTATCAATATCTGTTTTTTTCCAAAACTTTTTATCAAGTCCTCTGTTTTTTGACTTATCAAGTAATCTTTTAGGTTTTGGAATCCAGTTGTTCATAAGCCAAAAGTTGACAGTGCTTGTTGGTGTATCAAACATTTTTGCAATATCAAGAGCAGTATATTCATCATTCAAAGCCTCTTGCCCAGCAACAAATTTGATGCAGCCTGTAATATCAAATTCATTTTGTAAGATTTGTCTTATGTATTCTCTGGACACGTTGAACCTATCACCAATTTTTTGTAAAGAATAGCCTTCGTTTCTCATGCGCAAAATAAGTTCATTTCTTGTTTGTTTATACTCAGAGGAAAGGTGTGGACGATACTTGTAGTTTTTCATAGTGATTTCATTTGAAAGTTTGCTAGTTGATCTTTTACTTTTTGTATTTCTGGAGTGCAGTTGATAAGTTTTGTATTAGCGTTTTTGTTGTTTTGTTGAATAACTTTATTCATGAGCTTTGTAGTTTTTGCCCAGCCTTCTTTTCTCATGTTATGAATCTCTCTTACAACATTAATATCAATATCTACACCAACAAAGTTTCTGATTACTCCTTCATCAGTTCTGTAACCTTTGCAGATAAGTTGACCATCAATATCGTATTTGCCGTTAGCTGCGGAGCAATAACATATCAAAGCTAAATCCTGACCAGAGAAACGCTTTCCTGAGTCGTCCATGTCGTAGTCGGGCAAGTGTTGGTTTATAAGTCCATCAGAATTGTGGATTATTCCAGAATCGTTACAAGCAAAACATTCGTAATGTGGAGCTTTGAATGTGACCTCTCTGTCGATAGGTCGCCTTTTATAGTTTTTCATGGGGTGTTAAAAGGGTGTATTTAGTTTGGGTTTTCTCAAAGTAGTGGGTTTTTTAGATACTGTCAATAGATATTGTTCAAATTGACCATTTTTGAGATAACGGAAACAATCAGGAAATAATGGTGTGAAGTTATCGTTGTTTAATTGTTTTGTTCTTGCCCTTATATCGGCCTGTAGGCAATCAAGTATCTTTTCCTGTGTCTTTTTACTTAATTTACTAAATTCGGCTTTTGCAAGCTTTTTAGATTGGGATACAACACGCATTGATGTAGGTATCTTTCTGTATGCTTCCCAGAATGGTTCAAAAAATTTATCTACAGGTTTTTTCTGACTAATAGTTTTATAGTTATTTGTTTTAGTTAAGTTTGTTTTAGTTAGGGTCGCTGACAACGACTGGGGGGGTCGCTGTGGCGTACTGGGGGGGTAGTTCTCAACGACTGGGGTAGTATGTATCAACGACCCCGCATAAATACTGGTATCTGGCACAGGAAGTGTCTTGCATTGATGCCAAATTGTGACTCTGTAGCAGTTTGTTCTTTGGCCATATTCATTTATTCTGTATTGCTTTTGCAATAATCCAAGTTCTACAAGTTCAGCAACAGTCTTGATAACCTTGTCTCTGGACATTTTTGCATCATTAGAAATGGTCTGATAACTAGGCCAAATGTTTGGATAATAGCTCTGCAAAACCCATAAGACTGATAGTTGAAATGGTGTTACTTTGCCCTTTAATGCTGTTGGCAAAGCTATGAATGGGGTATTCTCTGGAATAAAACTCATTTTCTATGGAATATATTATTTCTGTAAAAGGCATGGAATCTGCTCCTCAGGGAAGCAAAAAACACGTTGGTAATGGAATAATGGTTGAGACAAGTAAACGTCTAAAGTCATGGCGAAAACAGGTGAATTTGAGAGCAAAGTTAATAGTGGACGATATAATCAAAGAACCAGTTGAGATAGAGGTGGTGTTCTGGTTCAAACGCCCGAAGCTTCACTAT